AGATTCTTTTTATCCAGGCAAATTGTATCGTGCAATGAAAATGGAAAGAGATGAAGATGGTTGTCTCAGATTAGTCAAAGAGAAATAAAGAGTGTTGTGTCCTAGTGCGAAAAGATGACAACTTTTCAACACCTAGACCGGCAGGATTCGTCAACTGCTTAGTGAAACTTCTATAAAGGGAATCCATAACTTATTATGTAACAATATTAATAGGGGATTCGGAGGAGGGAACTAGCACTCTTTTTTCTTAGTTGGGTTTTCTTGTATAATGTGTAACTTCTGATGTTCAAATAGATTTTCTAAATCAGTAAAAATTATATCACATTCAAAACAGGAACACCACCCGTTTTTTTTCCAAAATTTTTCATTATAAAATTGTTCTGCTCTAGTTGTATGGTCAGACATTCTAGCGATTTCTTTTTATTTATCTTGACAAATCTTACATAAATTGGTATAATATAAGTATAAGAGTGAAAGAATATTTCAACACATAATTATAATAAGAAAGGTGATTATCATGATTACTATTAAAATTAAACCCAAAGAAAATATTAATCGGGCATTGAGTCGTTTCAAGGCTGCAGTCATGAATGAAGGTATCATGAAAGCGGTTAGGGATAAATCTCATTTTGTGAAACCATGTTTGAAACGAAAGTTGAAACGTGAAGAAGCACAACGACAACGTGTGAAAGATGAAATGAAACTCATTCGTCAGATAGAAAACGAACAGAATGAGTGGAGAAGAAGATAAGAAAGTTGTTAATCTAGACCAGTTTCGCAAAGAAAAATACAGTCTTAAAATTAAAGTAGGGGAGTATTATAAACACCCAGAAATGGGTGTTCATTTACATTGTATTGGTGTGACCATACCAATGCACACAAAAAACAATGAAGTCCATTTCATTGTCGAAGACCATTTTGGAAATTTAGCGACATTTCGGACAGATGACCCACCTCCAGAATTTGTTAAGTCCAATGTCCAAGAATATGCAGCCGCAGCAATGGGCGAAGAACCACCTGAAGTATCTTAGTTTTATAAATAATTATATTGTTATACCCCTCCTTAAAAAATTAAAAGTTTGTAATAATGTTACGATTCAAAGAATATCTCATAGAAGCTAAGGAAGGAAAGAACCTTCATTTAGAACATTTAGAAGATGAGGTATTAAATAATGGAATAAATGGAACACGGGCTGCAATCAACTTCTTACGCTCTCTTAGAGATATGCTTGCAGGAAGTGCAAAGAAGAGTGTTAATGTATCTGTCAAGTGGGATGGAGCTCCTGCGGTATTTGCAGGGATTAATCCAGAGAATGATAAGTTCTTTGTGGGAACTAAAGGAGTATTCAACAAAACTCCCAAAGTCAATTACACAGATGCAGACATAGATGCAAATCATTCTTCGGCAGGACTCAATGCAAAGTTAAAAGTTGCACTCAAGTATCTTCCAAAATTAGGAATCAAGGATGTCCTACAAGGAGATATGTTATTCACACAAGATGACCTCTCAACTGAGACAATAGATGGAATTCCGTATACAACCTTTACTCCCAATACAATCACGTATGCCGTACCAAAGGAAAGTGCCAGTAAGATTGAAAAATCGAAAATGGGTATTGTCTGGCATACCACTTACTCAGGAGACACGTTACAATCCATGCGGGCGTCTTTCGGTGCTAGTGTGAAGGGTTTAACAAAGACAAATGATGTCTGGTTTACAGATGCAGACTACAAAGATACATCTGGAACAATCAATTTCAATAAAGCTGAAACCACTTCAATTACCTCTGTTCTGTCTCAAGCAGGAAAAACATTTCACAAATTCAATTCTCAATTTACAAAACAATTAATGTCTAGACAAGATGTGGTACTTCTGATAAAAACATTTAATAACACAAAGGTCAGAGAAGGTCAAAAGATTTCCAATACTTCTAAACATTCACAAGATTTGATTAAATATGTTGATGTTAAAATGCAGAAAAATATAGATAGTGTAAAGACCCAGAAAGCAAAAGATGCAAAAAAGAAGGTCAAGGATGACCTAATTAGTTTCCTTTCTTCTAACAAAGGAAATCTCAAAATAATTTTTGATATGCAAAACCTCTTGACCGATGCAAAGAATATGATAATTCGTAAATTAGAAAAAGCAAAAGGGGTGATGGATACTTTCATTAGAACAGATGACGGATACCGTGTGACACCAGCTGAAGGTTTTGTAGCTATAGACCAGATGGGTGATGCAGTTAAGTTGGTTGACCGTTTAGAATTTTCTCAAGCAAACTTTACTGCTGCAAAGAATTGGCAAAAATGAGTAAAGAATATAAACAATTTGTTAAAGAATCACATGGAAGTACGGCGGTGTTCACTTTTGGTCGATTTAATCCCCCAACTATCGGCCATGAAAAACTTATAAAAGTTGTTGCGAGTGCCGCCACAAAAGAAAACGGAGATTATTTTATATACATGAGTCATTCGCAGGATGCAAAGAAAAATCCTCTTAATTATGCTCATAAAATGATGTTTATGAAATTGATGTTTCCCACACATCGTTCTAATATTGCAAAATCAAATGCACGACATGCATTAGAAGTTGCATCTCAATTATATGATACGGGACACTATTCTAAATTGGTAATGGTTGTAGGAAGTGACCGTGTTAAAGAATTTAAAAAAATATTGAATCAATATAATGGGGAAAAGAACAAACATGGATTTTATGATTTTAAACAAATAGAAGTAATTTCTGCTGGAGAACGTGACCCCGATGCAGAAGGTGCAGAAGGAATGTCTGCTTCAAAGATGAGAGCTGCAGTTATTGCAGGAGATTATGATGCATTTAAAATGGGTGTTCCTGCTGGAGTATCCGAAAAAGATTGTCACAATTTGTACAATGCAGTAGCAAAAGGAATGAAAATGAAATTAAAAGAAGAACAGAATGGAGAAGAAGAAATGCAAGAAGCACTTACTCCTGCACAACGTAGGAGAATGGGGCTTCGGATGAAAATCCAAGCGAAAAAACCAGCGTTTATCATGAAACGAAAACGTTCAATGAAGCGTGCCGCTACCAAGGCTAAATTAGCAATGCGTGCTCGTAAATCTGCAATTAAAGCTGTTGTCAAAAAATTCTATCCAAAACTTAAAACAAAGAAAACATCAGATTTGTCTTATGGAGAACGTGGAAAAATTTCTGATATAGTTAAAAAGAAAGCGTCAGTTATCGCTCGTTTTGCAAAGAGAATGATAAAAGATAAACGTAAACAAGATGTGGAACGTAGAAAGTCCATGAATAAACCAAAGGATAAGTAAAATGTGTAATAACGAAGAATGCAAATGCGAAGATTGTACTTGTGATCCCTGCGAATGCACAAATGATAACCCATGTGGTTGCGATGATGAGGATCTAGTCGCAGCGATATAGAAAGGATGAAGTGGCTGAATATAAAAATGACGAACCCTGTGAATTTATTTACAACGTAACTGCTATAGAAAAGATTGTTGATGGAGACACACTTGATGCAGTAATTGATTTGGGATTCGATGTAAGATTTTGTGGAAGAGTTCGTTTACTTGGAATTGACACACCAGAATCAAGAACAAGACACAAGAATGAAAAGATTTATGGTAAACTATCTAAAGCTGCACTCAAGTCGTGGGTACATTGGGCGGTCATGGATGACAGAGATGATATTGAAATACAAGTTCGATGTCCAGAATCAGATAGTCGAGGAAAGTTCGGTAGAATTCTAGGAGAGATCTGGATCAACTGCACAGAAGACGGGCATGATTTCGGTGGATGGACTAACGTAAACAAATGGTTATGTGAAAATGGACATGCTGTAGGTTATACTGGTCAAAATAAAGATGATGTTAAGGTTGAACATTGGAAGAACAGAGAATTTCTTGCAGAACAAGGAGTTCATGAATTACTTCCTTGGGATGAATAATGATTGATTGGGTGAGAAAGAGATTGCGTGAATTGTCAGGACAACCTTCTGGTAAGATAATCGATTTCCCCCAAACACCAGAGAATCTTGATAGACTGGCATCTTCAAGAACTCTTTTGAAAAGTGATGATCATACCACTGATCCGTTATATGACTCGTCAACAAAAAAGAAATAAATGTCGTATTCAGAAAAGGTCTTGGAGCACTATGAAAAGCCCAGAAATATGGGTAGTCTTAATTCCACTGATGATAACGTTGGTACTGGTCTTGTCGGAGCGCCTGAATGTGGCGATGTAATGAAACTACAAATAAAAGTTAGTGATGAAGGAACAATTGTTGATGCTAAGTTCAAAACTTTTGGCTGTGGTAGTGCTATCGCTGCTAGTTCCCTTGCTACTGATTGGGTTACTGGTAAATCTGTATCAGAGGCAGAAGAAATCAGTAATGAAGAAATCGTTGAAGAATTATCACTCCCACCTGTCAAAATACATTGTTCGGTTTTGGCAGAGGATGCAATTAAGGCAGCAATAAATGACTATAAAGAAAAACAAGGGCTTTGAACTAGAAACAGTTTTAACTTATACGACTAAAAAAGGAGAAAAAGGTTGGATTATAAAAGTCCGTTCCCTACGGTAGATCATGGAGTCGATGTTCTAGGCGATGAATGGGATGAATCAGTAGGAAGAGAAGAACATGTAGGAATTACCATGATTAAAAAATTTAACCCCAAACACCCATATTGTACCAATTGGCCGGTACACACAAAAAGAGAAATAGATGAAAAAATTTAACGAATATTCTTCTTTTGAAGAAAAAATTCTCACCACATTAAAAAGAAAATCCTGTGATTTACTTACACTTTCACATAAATTGAAAGAGGATGTTACACCTGTTAATTCAATGTTAGAACATTTAAAGATTTCTGGCAAGGTAGAATGTAGAAATGATATTTGGAAAATTAAAAAAGGAGATTGATTGAGTTATTCACGATGGATTAGTTCGCCTTTTTATACTTATTGGTGTTCAAGTAAAGCGGAGAGAAAAGAAGAGGAATTGTTTAATTGTCATGTAGATTTGGAAATTGTGGTTTCGTTGACATATGAAGATTGTAAGAAAGTTGAAGATAGTTTGACTTCAATAAAAGGCAAAGTCAATAGAGTAAACGATGATGATGAAGCGAGAGAATTACAAGGTTATATCAAAGAGTTTATAAAAGATGTGGATGAATCTTATCTATCAAAACAACGGAACGGACAATGAAAACATTTAAAACACATATTA